ATTGAAGGAGCAGATCATCGCAATCTGTATGTGGAGTATGAAGGGATGACACCTTACTATGTAGCTACAGGAAGGTTGAGAGATGCATGGATAGAGCACACTCAAATTGACTCTAACAATAGATTACTGAATATAGGTGTAGCTACAACTGACAACTTCGTGACTGAACAATCGCAGGCGTCAGAAGATATTCTTACGTTAGGGACAGTCCCATGGAGGTCGGTGGTACGGGGTAGAGCCAACCGAATAGCTTATAAAAAGCTTAAGGATGATTACCATCCAAAAGAACTGCAGACAGCAGTTAGGGTATTTAACCCAAAATCAATCCAACTAGATTCAAGATATAATGTTATAGAATCTGTTGACCAGTTCTCCGTACTCCGTATGGATGAACTTTTTGATTGAGGACCTCGGGAATGGGTCCGATGTCCTTCTTTTGTCAACTTTAGGGTTAGGTGACAAGAGCTTACAAGTCGTAAGACGCCACAGGGGATTCCCCTGGCTTCCTTCGAAGCAGCAGGCCGCTTGGGATTGGAGTAAGCTGAAGGATGATATTAGGAATAACAGGATTGAGGGTGTGAATTGGAACACTAACTGGTTCAAAGGATTGCAGAAAAAGTATCGCATAGATAAGAAGTATGCAAAAGTTTCCCCCTTTGGATCAGGTGAGCCCAAGCTAGTGCTTGGTGGATATTTGGACTGTCTGAGTAATCGAGTGCGGACGCTCATTATTCGTAGGCTCAAGGAGCTTGGGTGCCACAATCTACCAAACGGGCTTCTCATACCTGTTTTTAAGAAGGTTGGAGAATTAGCTCTCCACCATGGCGGTGATTTGTTCGAGGGATATTACATGGAAATATCTAATTTGAATAACTTCTTTGGAGCTGAAGAGGAAAGTGAGGAGGTGCTGAAAGATTTTGAGAAGCAAGTAGAAGCATGGATATATACTGAGAAAGTGGAAGATGCTCCCGACAGTGAGAGGGAGAAAGTAATTTTCTTAGGGCTTGAAATCTTATCAAGGACAATTGGTAAATGTCCGAGGGGGCAGTCTATCGATAAATGGTTGTTGGATACTGACAAATGGGTGACGGGGGGTGCTTCGACTGAGCGTGGAATTCAAGGTGCTCGCAAGACTAAGGCAAGTACAGTAGCTGCACACGATCAGAGCTGGTTGAAGTCACAACTATATGATAGGTCTGATATAAGGTACAAGATGCTAATTAAGAGAGAACGCACTAAGTTACGCAACTTAGTCACTTCTCCTTTTTCCTTGCACATGCAGATGGCGTTTGTGGGAGAGAAATTGGAGGAACACCTTTGGCAGTATATTCCTTCATCGTTGAGCAAGGATTTTGGGTTAGGGAATTGGATCGGGTGGCAGCAAGAGATGAATAAGACACTATTCTTGCCTATTGACCAGTCGAAGTTTGACCACATACCGAGTGGGAGAGTATTGGAAAAAGTGTTCCAATTATTAGTTAATAGCTGTGTGAACACGGGTGATGTAGAAAGAGCTGAAGTGGGTAGAATATTACTAAAGCGCCTAAGGAATGGGACAATACTGTTCAATGGTAAAAAATGGAAACATTTGAGGGGTATATTATCTGGTTGGCGTTGGACATCAATAGTAGGAACGGTCCTTAATGCTGCTATGTATCTTGGATTGTGTTATCGCTATGGTCTACCATTAGCTAGTAAGAGGAACACTGCACATCAGGGAGACGATCTTTTAGCAGGAGCGAAAGGATGGGATGTGGCTGCTATGACAGTAAAGAAATACATGGACGTATTTCCTGTCAACCCCTCTAAGTTCTTTTTGGATACTAAGAGGGCTGAGTACTTACGTTTAGTGCTTTTTAGTGAGGGTTACTCTAAGTGGAGAAGGAGAGGATACCCTGCTAGAGCGTATATGTCGTTATTATACGCTAACGCTTGGTCTAGCGGGACGAAAACGGCTTCTAGTCTTGTAGCGGGATGGAGCAAATTCGCTGGCAGACTGAACGATGGTACGAAAGCCTACTGGCATTGTGTCAAGGATTTATGCGGATTGCTCAGGTGTAGTAAAAAACAGGCTGTTGCAGTCATATCAACTACAAAATCAAGGGGGGGATTGGGGTACACAGGTGTTGAGAAATCTTCGATGAACTTAGCGGTTGTTGAACCAGAGGTAGAACTTAGAAGCGGTAGGTTAGTGCGAACGACTAACTACGATGAGGTATCTGATCAGATCAAGAAAGAGGTGTTTAATAACCAACTGCAGACATTTAACGGGGATGCTATCGCCGCCAAGGCTTCATCTGTGAATATGATAACGAGGTTGACTGGTCTGAAGGGTCAAACAGTGGTTCTGTCGCAGATAGCTCCAGCTAAGCAGGTGACTATTGGAGTGGAAGAGTTACAGCAAGGGACACAACTCCCACCAGTACCCCCGACCACTGTCCCTAGATCTATATTTGGGCGCATATGTGTTGACAACAGACGTAACGTTGACTTGATGGTATCTTACTTGGAACACGCGATCGATGAACCGTTTTTTAGACAGCATTACCAGAGATTACCTAGGTGGCTGTTCCTTGATTGGGTGTCTGGGACGTTCTCTGTTCAAGCTACGAGCTACTGGGGCGCAGCGGAAGATGTTGGTAAGTATGTGAAGAAGTCACTTGAACGTGAGTACAAAGTCATACCCAAAGGCAGAGTCAAGTCGGAGACGGTTAGGAAGAGGATGGCATTCTTTGAAATGTTATCTCGAACAAAGTACACTAAGAGACTACTTTCATTCGGAGCTTAGGATGATTTAGTAGTCTCCTGTAAATATTATCTAAGATCGGAGTGATCGCTAGTAAACTAG